TCTCCAATAACAGGTGTTATTGATCGTGTACATACTGGTATTTATAATTCTGATGGTTATGAAATGTATAATGTTAGAGTTAGAATGGAAAGAACACCTGTTATTGGAGATAAATTCTGTCAAAAAGGTACGACACAAGTACTAACTGATAAAGGTTGGATTGAACTTTCCAACATAAATATAAATGAACATAAAGTTGCAACTTTTGATATTAATAATAATTTAATATATATTAATCCTTCTGAAAAATTTGAATATGATCATGATGGAGAGATGTATTATTACAAAAATAAACATATTCATATTGATTGTACATTAAATCATAAACTTTATGTCAAAAGCAGAAGATCGAAAAAATATGAACTAATAGAGGCAAGTAAAGTAATGGGTAAAATGTATAAAATGAAAAACAATATTACCAATTCAAATAGAAATATTGATAATATTAAAATAAATGATAAAGAATATAACACAGATGATTTTTTACGATTCATTGGTATGTATATTTCAGATGGTAATATAAGTAATAATATTATTTATATATCATGTATAAAAGATAGAAAAGTAAAATATTGTAAAGATTTTCTCGATAAACTTAAAATAAAATATGTTTATTCAAAAGATGAAAAATATACAATTAATGATAAAGAATTGGTTAACTTTTTTATTAATGAAATAGGTAATGGAACTTTAAATAAAAAAATTCCAAGCTTTGTATGGGATTTATCTAAAAATCAATCTAGAATATTAATTGAATCATTACTTGAAGGTGATGGACATAATGATAAAAGTGGATTTTCAAGATATGGAACAATAAATTTAAATTTAGCTAATGATATTAGTAGACTAACATTTCATTGTGGATGGTCAAGTCACATTAAATTAGCAGAAAAAGCTGGCAAACAATCATTTGGTACAAGACAACTTGGTATTAGAGCAGGAACAACAGTTAACATTGTACAACAACATGATTATTATAAAGTAAGTATAATTAAAAATCATAATGAACCATGGATTAATAAAAAAAATAATGAATCTAATGAAGAAAAAATTTATCATTATAAAGGAAAAGTATATTGTATAGAAGTTCCCGAATCTCATGTTTATTATATGAGAGAAGATACATTTTCTCCACCAATACTAATTGGTAACTCAAATCGTCACGGTTAACTTTTTTGGCCGTAGTGATGCCAAAAGCATTGCTAGTCTGCAGGTAGCAGGCGAAGTATTCGAATTGCGGGAACATCCCAAATATCAAATAAATTGATATGCAGATTAATACTACTAAATTTATATAGAAATATATAAATGGTTTATGTTAACAACATAAAGTATAGTAAAAAGGTATTAGTTAATTGAGGGAAAATCCGCAGCCAAGCTCCTACACATTTTTAAAATGCATGGAGAAGGTTCAACGACTAAGTGGATACTGGGTTTTACATTTTATATGTATTGCCTCAAGATATAGTCTAGTCCCACAAGAAATTGTGTCATAATGTGTAGTCTTATATATCCTACCAATTCTTAAAAGAATGATATATATTGCGAAGTTATGAGTTTAAAATCTAATTAAATAGATTTTTTATGGTAGTAAAGCAAAAAGGAACATTAGGTATCACACTACCCCAAAAAGATATGCCCTTTACTGAAGAAGGTATGATACCAGATATTATTATGAACCCTCATTGTTTTGCGGGTGAAACATTAGTAAGTTTACCAAATGGTTTAGCAAAAAGAATTGATGATTTTAGTGAACAAGGTTTAGAAAAACTATGGTCTTATTCAGAAGATTACAAAGGTATTAAATCATCATTTTCATTAGGTTCACAATACAGTGGAAATAAAGAAACAATTAAACTTACATTAATAGATGGACGTGAATTAATTTGTACACCAGATCATAGATTTAGAATTTTCCAAAATGGTGAAAATATTTGGAAAGAAGCAAAAGATATTGAATATGATGATAAATTAATAGTTGGTCCAATTGGAACAGAAGATATAAATTATGGTGATGAAAAAGATTGGTCATTAAAAATGGGAACTTATGAATTCAATTATAAAGATGACGCAAATAGAAATAAAACTTTAGCATTTGCAAGATTATTAGGTTATATATTAACAGATGGAACAATTTGTAATACTAGAAATACAATTGTATCAAGACTTTGCATGGGATCAACTATTGATTCAGAAAGTATATTAGATGATATTGAATTAGTAACTGGAAAGAGACCAAAAGTAACAGATACAAGTTCACAAAAAACTCATGCAAATACCTATAATATTTCATTACCAGATAATTTTTCAAAATCTTTAGGTACATTAGAAAATATTACAATTGGAAGAAGAACAAGTCAAGAAGCATCTTATCCATCATTTATAAATCATAGTCCTAAATCATTTATTAGAGAATTTTTAGGCGGATTATTTGGTGGTGATGGATGGGCACCATATTTTAGAACATCATCAAAAAATACATTTACAAATGTGAAATTTTCTCAATCAACCAGTAAAGAGCATGAAAAATCATTAAATGATACTATGAATATTATTGTTGAATTACTTGGTAAATTTAATGTTGAAGCTGAAATTATTAGAAATCGTGATTATAATAATAGTGATAAAGATATGGTTAGCATAGAATTACAAGTTAAATCAAATGAACAATTTAGAAAAAATATTGGTTTCAGACATTGTATTCAAAAAATACTTAGATTAGAAGTAACATGTGCTTATGAAAACTATTGCGAACAAGTTAAAAAACAACATAATAATATGATTACAAAAGTTAATGAATATATGGGTTTAACAAATAAATTAAATAATTTCAAAGAATCACCAATTCAAATAGCTTTAGAAAAAGCAAGAAATGAATTATATGCTAATTGTAAACCATTAAATGAATATTATTCATTATTAACACCAACATTAGCAAATAATAGAAGAAGATCTAATAGATCATCAACATGTAACGTTTTTGATTATAAGTATATGATGAATGCCAAAACATTTATAGAATTATGTAATTGTAATATGTGGTTTGAAAAACATACATATATTAATGATAGAGAATCATCAGTTTTACCTAATTTCAATTTAACTTTATTGAAGAAGGAAGCATATAATAAAATTGATGTTTATGACGTTGGTGTACGATGTTATCATAGTTTTTTTGCAAATGGTACAAATGTTCACAACAGCATACCATCGAGAATGACGTGTGGACAATTAGTTGAATGTTTATCATCTAAAGAAGGTGCTATATCAGGACATTTTGTAGATGGTACACCATTTAATGATTATGATGTACGTAAATTACCAGAATTATTACAAAAACTTGGTTATACACCTAATGGTAAAGAAACAATGTATTGTGGTATGACAGGTAGAAAAATGGATGCACAAATCTTTATAGGTCCAACATATTATATCAGATTAAAACATATGGTTGATGATAAAGTACATGGAAGAGCACGTGGTCCTAGACAAGCTCTAACAAGACAACCCCTTGAAGGTAGATCTAGAGATGGTGGTTTAAAAATTGGTGAAATGGAGAAGGATGCCATGGTTGCTCATGGTATGGGACAGTTCTTGAAAGAGAGAATGATGGAGACCTCGGATATTACAAAAGTTTATGTTTGTGATGATTGTGGTTTATTTGCATCAAAAGTAATTGATAAAGATTATTATTCTTGCAAAGCATGTAAAAATACTACTAGAATTAGTGCTGTAGTTATACCTCATGCATGTAAATTATTATTCCAAGAATTAATGGCAGTAAATATTTTACCAAGAATTAGAACAGAGAAAACTATTTATGGTTATGATGTTTAATTATAACTAAAAAAAAAAATATAGCTTTTATTATATATGAATATTTGTATAAAAGATATATACCTAATTATTTTATCATTAATTGTTTTATATTTATTTTATTCAAGAATATATGAAGAAAAATTTCAAAATACAACAACTGGTTATCAAGCTGATGTTGAAGCTATAAGAAATTTATCTAGTATTGCTTCACAATTAACAACTAGTAATAATTTAACAATGCCAGGTGCATTAAATATTACGGGATACTTACGTACAACTGGTGCTACTAATGCTGTTCCTACAATTATTGTACTTACTTCAGGTTCAAACATTAATTGGATAATACCTAGTGGAGTTTTTAGATGTAAAGTAACTTGTATAGGTGCAGGTGGAGGTGGTGCAGGTGGAGTTAATTATAGTAAAGGTGGTGGTGGTGGAGGAGGTGGTCTTTGTATCAAAGTATTTAATAATCTTACTCCTGGAGGTAATGCTACATATACTATTGGTGTTGGTGGTGCTGGTGGTGATGGTGCTAATTGGGGAGCAGCTGGTGGAAATACTAGTTTTACATGGAGTGGAATAACTATTACTGCAAATGGTGGAGGTAGTGGTCAATACAGAAATGGTACAAATGAGCATTCACCATCTGCAGGAGGAGGTGACGGTATAAATGGAGATATTAATATAAAAGGTGGTGGTGGTAGTTGTGGTCATACTATTAGAAAATCTTCTTTAAATGGTATGTCATATGGTGGTAATTCACCACTGGGATATGGGTTTGGTGGTGTTGATCCTGTTTCAAATATGGACGTAGCAGCTAATGGTAATAATGGTACTGGTTATGGTGGAGGTGGTAGTGGTGGTTATGCTGCGGGTGATGTAAAAGGTGGAAATGGCTCAAATGGTGCAATAATAATTGAATACTAAATAGTAATAATTTTAAATCATTATATTTAAAAATTCTCAACACAATATTTTTATAAAAAAAATATAGCTTTTATTATATATGAATATTTGTATAAAAGATATATACCTAATTATTTTATCATTAATTGTTTTATATTTATTGTATTGCAATATATTTAATTTAAATAAAGAAGGATTTCAATCATCATAAACTGGTAATCAATCATCAACAACTGGTAATCAATCATCAACAACTGGTAATCAATCATCAACAACTGGTTATCAAGCAGATATTGAAGCAATTAGAAATTTATCTAGTATTGCTACACAATTAACAACAAGTAATAAATTAACTATGCCTGGTGCTTTAACTGTTACTAACGATTTAACTGTTGGTGGACATACATATATTGGAAAAGATAAAAATTTTATATTAGATGGAGATAATAAATGGATTTTCCATACACCTGATGATGGTAGAAAAATATTATATTTAGCTCCGTGGAATGGTAAAGATGATTGGAATTGGAGTAAACAATTTACAATTGATAATAATGGTAATGTAAGTTCAGCAGGTAATATAAGTTCAGCACAGGGTCATAAAATAGGTAACTCTTGGGATGGTGTATCATCATCCATAACTGATTCTAAATATGATACTAATAGTTTATGCATTGTAGGACAAGGTACTTCTCCTAATAGAAAAGTTACAATGTGGGATCAACTTAAAATTTATGGTACTTTTTGTATTGGCGGAACATGTATTGATGAAACTCATTTACAAATGTTAACAGGTGCAAGGGCTATGCAGTTTTACCATGAAAGTGGTACATGGACTGATAGAATGGACTTGCATTATGTACATGTTGCAGAAGGTGCAAAGATAGTCAAATGGACTACTGGTGCTAACTTTAAGTTATTTAAGAATTAAAATGAATTAAAAGTTAATTTATAATTTTATTAATGGAAAAAGTTTGTAAATTTTATATTAAAGGTAACTGTAAAGAAGAATCATGTAAGTTTAAACATGTTGATAATGTTTGTAGAAACTATTTTTTTGGAGAATGTAACAAAGAAAATTGTAAGTTTGATCATTCTTATAAAATAAGTAATAAAGAAAATAAACTTGATAACAAAAAAAAACATAAAAAATTTGTTAATACAGAAAATTATGAACCATCATATAAACCACATGATATGGTCGTTAAATTAATTTTAAATAAAGATGATACAAATAGTTTATCAGAAAGAGATGTATTTTTATGTCCAAATATTTTTACTAATAATGATTATTATAATACATTATTACAAGAAATAAAAAATATAGGTAAGAATGATATTTTGAAACTATGGCATGGTGACACCCATTATATTGTTGATGATCATATTAATTGGAAACAATTATGTCCAAAATTTACTGAAATTATAAATATATTAAAAGAATATTTTGGTATTGATGTTAAAGCAACAAGATTTAATTTATATGAAAATAGTAATCATTTTAAGCCATATCATTTTGATGCTGCAGCATTTGATGAAGAAAAAGCAAAAATACAAAATATAACAATAGGTGTTTCATTTGGTGCAACAAGAGATATTGCTTTCGAACATGCTAAAAGTAAAAACACAATTTCATTTCCATTAATTAATGGTATGGTTTATGGTTTTTCTAAACAAGTAAATATTGATTGGAGACATGGTATACCACAAATACATCCAGATAATTTTAGTAATGATGGAAGAATAAGTATTATTGTTTGGGGTTATAAAAAATTAATTAAATAAAAAAAAATAAAAAATTATGATAAGCAATTTTACTTTTACAAATGTTCATATTATTATAGGAAAGATTATACTGTTTTTTCAAAAATTTTTTTTATTTTATCTTCTTTTGGTTCTCTATTTTTAATTCTTTTTAAATTTACTTTTTCTACTGTTAGTCTTGCTTTATTCATATGTTCTAAAATATCAAGTGTTTTCTTTTCATCTTTAAGAAATTCAAAAATTGACTTATGAATAATATCTTTTTTAAGAGGTGTTTGTGATTTTAATACATTTTTTTTAAGTTTACCATCAGATATACCAATTGTACTTTCTTCCATTTTGTCTAATTCTTGTAAAATTACTACTTCATGTTCTTTTTTCTCATTTTTTAATGTTTTAATTTCATCATTTAATTTTTTTATTTTATCATCAATTCCAACCCAATTTTTAATAGAATCAATAAGCTCTTTAGTAGGAACTTTATTATCTTCAGACATTATTATAATAAAGAAATCATTTTTCTAAATATTTTATAATTCAAAATTGTACGTTTATTTTTTCAATAAATTTACATTTTGCAATATTATTTTTTATTGACCATTTAAATTTATATGCATATATTTCAACACCTTTATCAAATGCTTCTTTTAATTTTTCAGCATAAATTTTATCTTTACGATAATTTGGACTAAATATATCTGCATCACTTCTTTGAACTATAAAAACCAAACTAACTCTAAAACCTTCTTTTTTTAATTTTATTAAATCTTCAATATGTTTATATGCTCGATCACTAATACACATATTTTTTGAATTTTTATAACCATCTGAAAAAGTTGCAGTTACAATATTATCATTTGTTTCAACTAATGGTACATTTTTAATTTCAACATAAAATTTTTTTTCATTTTTACTTAATAAAAAATCTAAACGACTATTATGAATTTTAACTTCTTTTTTTTCAATTTCATAATCTTTAAATTCATTAAATTTATTATAAAACTCAGAAAAAATTTTATTTGCAAATAATGGATTAGCACCAATCAAAACTTTATTATTTTCAACTAATTCAATTGTATATTTTGATTTTCGACATTCATTTTTACATTGTGAAACAAAAACAATAACATTCTCTTTTATTAAACCACATAAACCCAAAGATGGACTATGTGCAAGTTCAATATTATTTTTTATTTCAATATCTGCCATATATGGTGATTTTACTTTTTTTGAAGGTCGATTTATTATTTTTGCTTTATTTATTTCTATTTTCATATTATATACTTTTATAAAAAATATACTATTTTTATAAATAAATTTTATAAAATTAGTAGAATACACTATTTTAACATAATGGCTTCAAATTGAAATCGGGTTCGTAAGTCGAATTATTCCATGGTGAAACGATAAATTTAGGATTTGGAATAGTACCTCTGATGTCATATGATGCATTCTTTAATGATTCACCAACAGTGTTAATACCAATAATGTATTTTTCAGTATTAATTAATTTATCATCATTTAATTGATATTTAGCTAAACTAAAATCTGTTTCGAACCATTCATCATTAACTTGTTTTGGTAAGAAATCTTTAGCATTATATTTATCAACATTGTTTTTCTTAAAATCAACCATATCAGGTTTAGCTCCTGGAGGTAATGGTGGCATAAAAGCTGTAGTTAAATCAGTAGCACCATAGTCATAATCTTCATCATTAGGATCAAAGTTAGCAACAGAAGGTATATCATTAGCTGTTAATTGAACATTAGAATTATTAACCATTTGTGATGCAACAGGTTGTGATTGTATTAGTTCAGGTTTTTGAAGGACAGGAATATCATTTTTAGGTTCAAAAAGTGTTGGAACTGGTTTTTGTTGTGGTGCTTCATTGATTATTTCAGATAAAATACTTTGGGATACGATAGGTTCAGATGAATCTAATGCTGGAAGTACTGGAATAGGTAATGATGAAGAAACAGGTAATACATTATTTTGCATTTGAACTACAGGAACTGGTTCATAAACAGCAGGTGCTGATTGTTCCATAACTGTTTCAGATTGTTGAGGAACAAAAATTTGTTGAGGTAATTCTGGAACAGGTAATGATCTTATAGATTCATATTCATTACTTTGTATTTGATTATCAGGTTCTTCTAATACGTCTTCATAATTCATATCATCACCATCACCAGTAATCTCAGTTTCTAAATCATTAAAATTTTCAGTTTGGCTTTTTCCTGTAAATCCTTCTGGATTAAGTAAAAAGTAAATTGCTAAACCAATTAAAATTAGTAATAAGATTGAAGATACTTGATTATCGCTAGCCATATTATATATTTAATCTTAGAAAAAAATTTAAAGATTTTATTTTATCTTAAAACCAAAAAAAAATCTTTAAATAATATAATCAATAATAAATATTTACTTATAAAAGATTTTGTTTTGATACTCTTTATATTAAAGAAAAATTAAAGTACTTTGTTTAATAAATTATTGAATAAAAAAATCAACTTGATAATGATGATAATACACAATGAAATTCAGTAAAATTTAATTCAAATATTCATAATCATTATTTATAAAAAGTAAATGGTTTTTATAAAAAATCATTTTTATTAATTGTTATACAATTTTTATCATTTGTTAAATATTTTTGTAAAAATGATATTGAAGATTCATTAAGTATATCCATATTTTTAATTATTTTATTTGTACTTGATAAATTATTGTTATCAATAATTTTATCAGAATAATCAATTTTTACTATTTCAAAATTTAAATTATTTACTAATAAATAAATTAATAAATTAGAAATATTACTTGGTAAATATAAAATATTATCTTTTATTTGACTATTATATAAATTGATTAAAATATCAAATGTATTTATAAAATTTAATATATAATTAATATTTATACATAACATTCCTTTTGATTTATAAATATATTTAATCGTTTCATAATATTCTTGACTATTGTAAATAGTTTCTTTTAATTTATTTATATTTATTTCACAATATTTTATTATTTCATTACAATCATAAATTATTATATTTATTTTATTTTTAAAATAATTAATATAAATATATTCTAAAGCTATTTTTATATCTTTTTTAATTTTTTTTGGTATTTTTCTTTGAACTATTAAATTAAGTTCTATAATTAATTGTGTTAAATCATAGATAAATAATTCTATAGTTCCTCTATTAAAATATAATGTACTTTCATATTTTTTTACAAAATTTATCAAGGTATTATATTCTGTTAAATTATAATTATAATTAATAAATGTAATATTTCTTAATATTGATTCATTATTTTGTATTTTTATAATCTCATCGTGATAATTATATTTTTTATTTTCATCTAAAACTTGAAAATAAGGTAAAAAAAAATTATATTTAATCTCTATTTTTTTTAGATTATTCATTAAATATAAATTAATATCAATATTTTCATCATTTGCTTCGCATACAAAGTTATTAAAATTATTAATATCAAATGTCAAAATATTTAAACAAAAATTTTTATTTTTTAATTTAATAAAATTATTTATACCATTAATGTTTATTTTTTCATTCATTTAAAATCTTTGAGAAATTAATTATGACATATTTATAGGAAAATTAAATAAATTAATACATTGGTGTGGTTCATCTAAATCATTTGTATTATAAATATAATTAGTTAAATTATAATATTCTTTACTATTTTTAATTATTTTTTCTAATTCTTTTATATTTTTTATTTCATTTGATAAATAATAAATATTTGTTATTTCAAAATCAAAGTATTTTACTAAAAAATATATTGTTAAAGATAAATGAGAAAGACCTGTATATATAATGCTTTTTTTGACATATTTTTTATCTAATATTCTCCTAATTAAATAAATATCAGATAATTGAAAAATATTATAAAAAGTTCTTGATATTAATACCATTTTTTTCTCTATTTCAAACATAATTTCTAATTTAAAATCATTACTTAAATATTTATTTTTTATTGTATCGTAGTTAGTGTATATATATTCAAGTAACTCATCTATTATATTAATTGTTTCATTATAAAATATTTTTTTAAAATATGTATTAATTATATTTATTATTTTTTTTTGTATTTTTTTATTTTCATATTTTAAATATATTTTTTGTACTTTAGTGTTTTCACTATTTTCATTAATATTTTTTATAAAATCATTGATATTTGTTTTAATCATATTTACTATATTAATTATATTGTCGATATTTTCAAATATTAAAGAAAATTCAGGAAGATTATTAATCAAATCAATAATTTTTAGAAATTCTGGAAATTCGCTTCTAAAATCAAAGTAATGAAAATTAAAATTTGAATATAATTCTGATTTTATTATTTTATTATTAACAAAATTTATATTTTTACTAAAGATTTTTCTTATATTATTAATATATATATCATTGATATCAACATTAAAATATTTTATTTGATCAATTGTTTGTTCAATAAATAAATCATAATTATTTTCTGTATTTTCTTTCATAAATTTAATTAAAAATTGATCAAAATTTATAGAATCATACTCATTATTATTCGTACATTTTCTCTGATTATTAATATCAAAATGTATATCTCCAAATATGTAAATTATTTTTTCTCCATTTGTTAATCTAATAACATTATTAGGACCATTAATTAAATATTTTTTTGTTAATTCCATTATTATTAAATTATAAAATAAAAAACTATTATAATAATGAAATACAAAGTTACATTTATTCTTTAATAAATCAACTTTCATTTAGTGGGGTGGTTCATTTGATGCATTATAAATTTAATATATCAATATTATTCATAAAAAATATACAATCTGTTAAAGATTATATTTAATAAAAAATTGAAATTATTAATAATTCTATTAAATTAATATTATTATGAATAAAATTTTAGATAAAGTTCATCCTGATTGGATATCATTTTTTGAAGAAAATAAAGAATCTCTTAATGATATTTTAAGTAAAATTGATTATGAAAAAGAAGTTATATTTCCAAAAAAAAAAAAAATATTTAAAGCATTTTTCTATACATCACCTAAAGATATTAAATTAGTATTATTAGGTCAAGATCCATATATTAATAGTGAAGTTATAAATGATAAAAAAATACCACAAGCATGTGGTTTGTCATTTAGTGTTCCAAAAACTCATAAAATACCACCATCCCTTAAAAATATTTACAAAGAAATAAAAAATTGTTATTTTGATTACAAAATTCCAAATAATGGTGATTTATCTAGATGGATAAAAGAAGAAAAAATCTTATTGCTAAATTCTGCATTAACAGTTTTAGAAGGTAAATCAAATAGTCATGCGAATTTATGGGGCAAGTTTACAGATAAAATTATTGAATATATTTCAAAAGAAAATGAAAAAACAATGTTTTTATTAATGGGTAGTTTTGCAATTAATAAAGCAATATTAGTTGATTTGAAAAAACATCAAGTATTTTCATGTGTACATCCATCACCTCTAAGTGCTCATAAAGGATTTTTTGGTTGTGGAATTTTTAAAAAAATAAACGATTATTTAATTAGTATTAATTTAGAACCTATTAATTGGTAGCTTATTATATAAATATAACTTTAAAATATAAAAATTTGAAATTTATTTAAACAGAAAACTAGTCTTTACTTTAAATGAGTTTAGACGAAAAATATTTAGATTTATCAGAAGAAGAGATAGATAATTTACTATATGGATTAGACTTGAATAAAAAACAAGATCAACAAGAACTAGAAAATTTGTGTATTTCTTGTAAAAGTAATAAATTAGTTATAGATAATACTAAAGGTTATTTAGTGTGTCAGGACTGTGCAGTTATTAATGAAGAATTTTTAGATAAAAATCACGAATTTAATGGAGATATTAATGGGACATCGCGATACGGTTGTCCATCAAATTATTTTTTTCCAAAATCTGCATTAGGTACTAAGATTAGTTCAAAAGGTTTTAATAGATTAAGTGCTATTCAAAGGCAAGGACAAATGCCTTATAAAGAAAAAAGTTTAATGGAAGTTTTAGAAAGAATTCAATTAAAATGTAAAAAATATAATATTACACAAACCATTATTGATACTTCAAAAATTTTATATAAAAAAGTAAGTGAATGTAAACATACAAAAGGAAAGAGAAAAGGTAAAAATATGATAATGCGATGTATTAATAGAAGATCGATGATTGCTGCTTGCGTATTTCATGCTTGTAAATTACAAAAAGAACCACGGAGTCCTAAAGAAATTGCTGATATTTATGATTTAGAAATTAAACATGTTAATAAAGGTTGTAGAAAATTTTTAGACTATATTGATATTACAACAATTTTTAGTGAAATAAAAAGTTCACAAGCATCTGATTTTATTGAAAGATTTGCTAAAAAATTAAATATTGATAAGCAATATATTGATAAAGCTAAAGATATATCTATGAATATTAATAAATTAGGATTAGCATCTACACACGAGCCACCTTCTGTAGCGGCAGGTTGTATTTTACTAGTTGGGACAATGTATCATGTTGAAATTTCAAAAAAACAAATTTCAGAAATTTTTGGTATTTCTGATGTTACAATTTCAAAAACATATAGAAAAATTTATCCATATCACAAAATTATTATGAATAATGAAATAACTAATTTAATTTTAGAAAAGAAAAATAGTATAGAAAAAGAAGAAAAAATTATTAATGAAGATGAATTAATAATTACAGAAAAATCGACAGAAACATGTGATTCATCTTCTCAAGAATCAGATAGTGAAACTGAAGAAGAAATGGTTATTAAACCTAAAAAGAAAACAATTGAAGTTAAAATTTAAATTTTTTTAGTCAACTAATATTTTATCAATAAAGTCATCAATATAATCAACTAGTTCTATTTTAAAATTTTCATCAATAATATTATTATTTTTTTTTATAATTTCTTCCAAATCTTCTTTGTTTTCTTTTGAAACATATACTTGTGTTACACCTGCTTTTTTAGCACCAATTAGTTTAAATTCTAAACCACCAATTTTTGTTATTTTTCCTGTTAATTCAATTTCACCTGTCATTCCCACTGTATTTAATATTTTTTTACCTAATAACCTTGAAATAAATGCACTAGTGAATGCACAACCTGCACTTGGTCCATCTTTTGGAGTTGATGTTGATGGTGCATGAACATGAAAACCATTTTTAAAATTATCATGTAAGTATTTATCTAAATCAGTAATTTTATACTTATCTATATTACGTTTTATATAATCTAAAGCACATGTTAAAGAACATTGTACTGATTCTTTCATAACATCTCCTTGTTTTCCAGTAAATTTAATATCAAATGTAGTTCCATTAAAATTATTAAAAACTTGAATTGGAATAATACCACCATCGCCTAATGTTGTTGCATATAAACCATTAATAATACCAATATGATTTTTATCATTAATTTTAGTGTAATCAGATAAAGGTTTTAATAAAATTCTTTTTATTTCTTCTTCTGTCAAAATATAATCTGAATTTATTTTATTTAATAGTAGTTCTAAATTTAATGTTAAAAAGATTTTTTCTATTTTTCTTTTAATGTTTCTAATACCTGCTTCACTTGTATAATTTTCAATTATAAATCTTATTGTAAAATCATCTAATTGTGTCCATTTTTCATTAATTCCAATATTTGTTTTAAGTTCAGGTATTACATAATTTTTTACAATTATTATTTTTTCAAAAACTGTATAAGGTTTAACATTTATTTCACATAACCTATCAAGTAAAATTGGATCTACTTTTTCTGAATCATTATATGAAAAAATCATAATAACTTTGTCTAAAGGAAAATCAATACCTTGAAAAAATCTGTCTTGAAATGATTTATTCATATTTGGATCTGTTAAATGTATTAAAATACTTGAAATTTCATTAACACTACCATGTTTAGATGCTGTTTTATCTAATTCATCAAAATATAAAATACATCTTTCTTTACCCATTTCTACCATTTTTTTTACAATTAATCCAGGTTGTGAACCAGAATATGTATATCCATGACCATGTAATAATTCTCCATCATTTTGACCACCTAAAGTTATTTCTGCAAAAGGTATATCTAATGCTTTTGAAATACTTTTAGCTAATAGTGTTTTACCAACACCAGGTGGTCCAACAAACCCTAAAGGTCTACCACCACTATTTGGATTACTAATCCAATTAGCAATAGTTTGTAATAAGATATTTTTTGCTTCGTGATGACCATATGTTAGATTGTTTAATTTTGTACTAATATTTTCTAAAAATTCTATTCTTTTTTCAGTGTTTTCTAAAAATTCTTCATAGAATGTAATATTATTTTTTGACCATGGATATTTTAAAATATGATCAACAAATGTTTTTTGTTTAAAATATTCGTTATTTTGACTTTTCATTTCTTCTATTTTTTCTAATGCAATATTTTTAATATTTTGTGGTATGTCTTTATTTGATATGATTTGACTTTTATAATCAATATCTTCTAAATGAATTGATTTTATTTTTATTAGTTCATTTTTTATATTATTGTTTGATTTTTTTAATCTTAATTGTAAAAAAAAAGGTAATCTTTTTAATATTAAATTATATATATTAGGTGAATTGAATTTTTTTTCTTTAGTTACACCAAGTAGTAAAGAAGCAATATCACAATTATCATCATTACCTAACAATAATAAAAATATTATATTGTATAAATTATTAATTTGATTTCCATTTGATATAAAATTCTTCATAATGTTAATAAAAGATAATTTTACTAATTGATAATATAAATTATGTGAATTAATAATATGATCAATATATTCTTCTATTTTCATTGAATAAATATTACCTATGTAATCAAATTTCATAAATCTTTTTATAAAATCATTATCAATACTTGATTCATTAATTATCTCAAGTTCTTTTAATATATTCTTCTTTTTTTCATATAGTTTTGTATAGTTTATTTGACATGTTTTAATTATAGTTGATAATGAATCTATTTTAAAAATACCTTCTATTTTTATGTAACTATTTTTATCATTGATATTTTTGATCCATAATTCTCGTGTTAATTCTAATAAATCATTATCATTAAATTTCCTTGGTATTTTCCAAAAATAAAATAAATTATTATCCATTATAGTGGCATCTACTTTGTAAAAATTTATAGATAAAGGACAAAAAATATCATTGATTTCATTTAATAATTTATTTAATTCAGTGTTTTCATTTTTATAAAATAATTCTAATAAATCAATAATAGTTGAATATCCTATTTTTTTTATAATTTCTTTTATTTGTGTTTCTTCTTTATTAAATGGAATAAATTTTTTATCTATCAAATTTATTATAGGCGTAAATGTAACTAAAAGATTATTATCAATTTGATTATTTTCTTCCAAAATTATATTTAATTCAGGATCAATGTTTGTTTGTTCTTTGAATGTTGTTAGTAAATAACTATTATTTATTGAATTTAAATTTTTATTAATCTCATATAAATTACTTATATTTACATTTTTATCATTTTGATCTATTAAATAATTATTTTCCAAATAAATAATGTGATCAGTTAATTTTAATATTAAATTTGATATAAATTTGTATTTGTTTTGTAAAATTAATAATTTAAAATTTTTTAATTTTGCATTATTACTTTGCATGATTTAACTTATATTATATATTAAATTATTAAAAATGCAGTAGAAAATAATTAAAAAAAATATACTTAAGAAACCTACTTAAAAGATACGTAGACGCATTTAAAAAATTTATGGTGTGTTTGATTTAAAAATATAATATTATAATATTGTATATAAAATGGCTCCTAAAACTAAAAATACTAAACAAACTGAAACCACTGTTGTTGAAAAAACCGTTACACCTGTTGCACTTGTTCAAGAAGCTGGTGCAAAAAAACCTTCTACTAAAAAATCTTCCAAAGTAGAATCGAATGCTGCTCCTACAGTTGAACCTGTTGTAGCTAAAAAAGCTACTCCTGTTAAAAAAGCTACTGGTAAACAAGTCCCTGCTAAAGAAGTACCTGTTGAAGAAAAGAAAGCTGTTGCTCCTAAAAAAGCTGCTGCACCTAAAAAAGAAAAAGTTGTTGAAAAAGTAGTTGAAGCTGATGAAGAAGAAGAAGGTGATTCTAAAACTAGATCTTTTAAAGTTAAACTTCCAGGTGATGAAGGATTTACTGGTAGATTTACTGGTTTAACACCATATCAAGCTGCTAATAAAGCTCTTTCTAAACACTTTAGAAGTCTTGAAAATAATTCTGAAGCTGATGTTCTAGTTAATTTTTCAATTAGAGAATCTACTAGAGGATCTAAAAGACATGAATATAACTACAAAGGTTCTAGAATTAAACTTGACCAACCAATTACCTATACAATTAAATCTGATAATGGTGAAGCTAGAATTATTACTAAACAATATAAAAATCAACTAATTAAAGTTAAAAAAAATGCTGCTAAACAAGAAAATGTTACTGTTTAAAATAAATTAATTGATTTTAATAAAAAATTAATTAAATTACTTATTTTCATCATAATCAAATGCTATTTGCTCATTATTATATATTTCTTCACAATTTGAATTAAAATTTACTAATGTTTGTTCCCAATCTATATCTTCATCATTATTTTCTAACACATTTAATGTCTCCTCAATTAAATTAATTAAATATATTAATTTTTCTTCTGTAACAGAAATATTATTTAATTCTATTTCAGAACGTAAAAATAAACATAAATTTTTTAATTGTTCTTTATAATCAATATTTTCATCATTGTCTTCTAAATCTTTTATTATTTCTAATTTATCTATTAAGTATTCTTTTGTTATATTATTATAGTTTAGCTCATCTAATATTGGTTTTAAATACTCTTCCCATTCTGGATTTTTATTTAGCAATATTGTAACTTTTGTTAATAAATTTTCTTTCATTTCCTGGAAAATTATATATTCAACATCATCGCCTTTATTTTCTTCTTCGTAGTTTTGCACATTTGTATATGTACAATAATTTTCTTCTAGTTCTTTCAAAATATTAAGTAAAACTGTACTATTTGTAGATTCATCACACTTAGTTTCTAATTCTATTATATGTTTAATTATATCATCTTTCTTTGATGATTGTAATAAGTCATTTAGTTTTACATTATTTAATATAATTTCTATTTTTGTTTTAATTATATAAGTTCTATTTTTTATTAAAGTTTCTTCTTCATCTAATTCTTCATTTTGTTCAGCTATTTTTAAAATATTTTCTAATTCATCATCATTAAATATAGGAATATCTTTTATTAAAATATTTTTTTCTACATTTGATTTTTTATCTACAATAATAACATTTATTATACCGTTAGTATCTACTTTAAATGTTATATCTATTATTGGTTTACATGTTAATGAAACTTTATCAAATATAAATTCTCCAATTAATGTATTTTTTGATGCAACTTTTCTTTCACCTTGATATACTTTTATTTTAACTGATTCATCAAAAGGTGTGTCTGATGTATATTTTTGAGTTCTTTTTGCTGGTAAAGGTGTATTTTTAGGAATTATTACTGAAAATGTTCCATCAGATGTTTCAACACCAAGTGATAATGGAACAACATCTACTAATAATACATTAGTATTTATTTCAAACTTATTCTCACTTATTGCTCCATATAAACATGCTCCTTCTGATACAACAGATTCTAAGTTGGGATATAACCATGGATTTATTGTAAATATTTCTTTTATTTTTTCTTGTAAAATAGGAATTTTACTTGAATTTCCTACCATTACAATATACTTAATATCATTGTAATCATTTCTTATTTTTTCTAATATTTCTTGATATTCATCTATTATTTCATATGATAATCTTTGAAAAGTTTTATTATCAAAATCTAATAATAAATCTTCATTATTCCCATTATAATTTTTAAGTTTAATTTGATAATTATCTATATATGATAGTTTTTCTTTTGTATTTTGACATATATACCATAATATTTTTTTATTTTTTTCTAATATCGTTTGATATTTTTTTATAACATAATTATATATCAAATCTGTAAAATTATTACCTCCTAAATTATTCAATCCGGTACTGTGGATTACTTCAAAAAATCCATTTTCTTTCAATAATACTGTTAAATCTAAAGTTCCACCTCCTATATCTACTACTAAAATTCTTTCTTCATCTTCATTTATATTATTTAATCCATATGCTAAAGCTGCGGCAGAAGGTTCATTTATTATTTTTATAACATTAAATCCACAATTATTAAAAGCATTTTTAATTATTTCTCTTTGTTTATCGTTAAAATTCGAAGGAACTGTAATTACAGACTTAATATTATAATCATCTTTAAAATTTTTTTTTATGATTTTTTTTATATGATTAAAAAAATAGATTAATATATCATTCTCTTTTAAAAAAATATCATTATATTTTATTTCATTTTCTGAACCTATTTTTGTTTTAAAATTATGAAATAAATCATCATAGACCAAAGGTATATAGTTTCCAAAATATAATTTATTATTTTTTATTCCTATTTTTGATGGTATACTTTTATAAATCCCATCTTTTAAAATATGTGGTTTATTATTTTTAAAAAATGAAACAACAGTGTTTGTTGTTCCAAAATCAATTCCTACTATCAAATCCATTATTTATAATTAATTTTAAAATTAATTATATATAACGCATATTATTTATTATAAAACTTTACTTTTCCATTTTTTAATATTCCAATTGATTCTAATAATTTTTTATCATTTAATTCAAAAATTTCATTAGTTTCATTATTTAATAAATATTCAGTTAATTTATATTTTATTATTTCACAATTTTTTGGTTTCTTTTTTTTCTTATCTTCATTTACAACTATATTAGTTTTTATATCAGCTTCGGATTTAGTTTTTATATCAACTTCGGATTTAGTTTTTATATCAACTTCGGATTTCATTTCTATTTTTTTATCTAAATTATTTTTTATATTTCTAATTTCATTTTCAAGATTTGTAATAATAGTATCTTTTTCTTTTAATTGTTTATTAAAATTAAGCATTAATGATACTTTTTTTAAACTATTAAGTTCTTCATTCAGATCATTAAGACTTGCAATTAATTGATCATTTTTATTTTTAAAATCGTTATTTTCATTTTCTAAATATAATATGTAATCAAAAATAATTTTAGAATTCATTAGAATAAATTAATAATTTATTTTTATATATTTACTTTTTTTTACTTAATACAGTAGCTAATTTTTTAACTAATTCTTTTTTTGTAGTAGGTACACTAGTTGATTTAGTTGGTGTTACTGATCTCAAAACTGGTTTAGTTTTTGTACCTGTCGTTGCACTAGCTTTTGCACTTGATACAATTTTTGGAATTGGTTTTGATTGAACAGATACTGTTTTTAATTTAACAAGAACTGGTTTTGATTGTATAGGTACTGGTTTTGATTGTATTGGAATAGGTTGAGATTGTACAGGTACTGGTTTTGATTGTACAGGTACTGGTTTTGATTGTATTGGAATAGGTTGAGATTGTACAGGTACTGGTTTTGATTGTACAGGTACTGATTTTTTATTTTGTAATTGTTGCAATAATTTTAATATTGCGGATTTTTGTGAACTACTCATAGATTGTTTCATTGCAGATTCGGAACTAGAAATTATATTTGCTATTAATACAGGTTCTGGTTTTTTAACTACATATTGTATAGGAGCTGGAACAGGTGGTTCTGTACTAGATATACTTTGTATTGCTACTAAAGTACTTTGACTAACACCAATTTTAGTAAGTTCTTTTGTTGCTATATCTGATTGTAAAGGAATACCTGCAGAAACAAGTTGTTGTATGGTATTAATAGCATTTTGTGGTAAACCATTACTTACCATTTTTTGGATTGTATCATTTGATAAAATGAAAGTTGGTGTAGATTCTGTAACTACAACTGGCTTAACATTTGTTGTAATTTGTTGTGTGGTATTAATAACGTTAAGAGGTACTCCTAATTTGGTTAATTGTTCAATAGCTAATGTAGAATTTAATGGAATACCAATTGATACCATTTGTTGTATGGTTGGTATTGCTGTTGGAGGTATACCATTAGTAATTAAATCTTGGACTGTTTTTAATGGTAATTGAAGAATTGGTTCCATGCTAGATATTGGTATTGGTGTAACTGAACTTACAATTGTTTGAATATTATTTATTGTTGTTTGGTTTACGCCAATATTATTTAATTCTTTCAATGCAATAGGTGAATTTAATGGTATACCAATTGATGTAAGTTGTTGTATTGTATTTATAGCAGTTGGAGGTAAACCATTTGAAATCATTTGTTGAAGAACATATTTAGGTAATTCTTTTGGAACTGGTAAACTAGTAACAGGTATAGGAATAGCATTATTTGCTATTTGTATTAAATTTGCAAGTGATTTTTGAGGAACACCTGCATTAAGAAGTTCTTTAATAGCTTCAGGAGATGAAATTTTTATATTATTTGATGTTAATTTTTGTATAGTTGTAATAGCTGTTACTGGTAAACCAACATTTATCATATTAGATAATACTTCTATTGGCATTTCAACTGGTATATTAATAGTTGGTTTTGTACTTTCAATTATTATTTCTGGTAAAACAGATATTATTATTTGATTTGATTTTGTCGATAAATAATTTTCTGTTTCACTAGTAACTGCTTGAATAATACATACACCTGCTTTAAGTGCATATAACTTATTATCATTTATATAAACAATATTTTCAATTTGATTTTTTGAATTTACACTTGTTAATACTTTATAATAAACGTTTGCATTTTCACTTGGTGTTGTTGTTTTTAAGATATAAGGTATTAAACTTACTATAACATTTTCTAATTTATTTAATGAAAAATTAGTTTGTGGTATTTTAAAAATATCTATTTGTAAATTAGTTTCAATAGAATTATATAATTCATTACCATCTTTAACTGCTTTAATTATACATGAACCACTATTAATACCATATAATACATTATTAACTATTGAACAATTACTCGAATCTACAACACTATATTTAACTGGTGTATTTATATCGCTACCTTCTATACTCAAATTGATAGATGAATTAAAATTTAATTGATCAAGTGTTGAAAATTTAATTTCATTTTGATTATTTTTAATAACAGTTATTTTTATTGGAGCTGTTTTTGTTTCTAAATAATTTTTAGTTTCTGTAGTTATTCCCCTAATATAGCACGAACCTTCTTTTAATCCAAATAATGTATTTGATGCATCTATTTTACATACATCTTTACTTGAAGAATTAAATATTTCAAAACTAACACTTGGTTTTTCTGATGTATTATTAATAAATAATTTATAACCATTTTCTTTATCGATTTTTATTGTATAATCTGTTAAACCGATTATTGATAAATTTGGTTGATATATTTTATTAATGATTACATTAATTTTAGTAGATATATCATTAAATTTATTATTACCTTGTTTTGAAGCTGTAATAATAGATGTTCCTGAATTAATACCAATTAATACATTATTAATAATTTTAATATTGTTATTATTTGAAACATAACTAATATCATTTGTTTTATCAATTTTAACACTATCATTAAATTTAACATTGATTGTATCAGCTAGTTTTAATGGTGCTTGTTCTTTCTTTATAACAGTTATCATTATTTTATTTGTATTGTATTCATTATAATTATCTGTTTCACTAATTGTTGCATTAATATAACATATACCTTCATTAATTGCTATTAATTTATTATTATCTATTATACAAACTGTACTATTTTTAGAATTAAATTCAGATATTATTCTAAATATAACTTTTGCATTATCAATAACATTTAATACATTTAAATCATAAATATCATCTACATTAATAGTATTACTTGAATTTATATTTTCTAAAATTACATTTTTTTGTTCATTTTTAATAACGTTTATTATAAAATTTTTAATTAATTTATTTGTAATACTAGTTGCATTTTTATTTAATGTAACAACACACATACCTGCTTTAACACCAATTAAATTATTATTTGTTACAATACATTTATCATTATTTGATATTAATGATATTTCACTATTATCTGAGAAATCTAAATTGATAGAATCATTTACTTTTACAATATTTGTAGAATTTAATTTTATATCATTTGCATCATTTTTTAGAACAGTTACAATAAAACCATTAGTTTTTGTAGAAAGATAATTATTAGTTTCACCTAAAACAGCTGAAATATGACATGAACCACTAGCTAAACCATATAATTTATTGTTTATAATATTACATGGTATTTGTGTTAGTCCTGATATTTTCTTTACAATAAAATCAATATTTGGATTTTCATTAATACCTATTATTTTTAATTCTATACCAACTTCTTCATTGATATATATTGTGTTATTTATATTGATATTTTGAAGAATAACATTTTGTTTAATTTTTTGTACATTCACAACAAAGTCTTTGTAAATAATATTACCATTCAATCCATTTTTATATGCTGTGATTAAACATTTTCCTGATTTTAATCCATAAATAAAATTATCTTTAATACTACATTTATCGGATTTTAGAGTAAAATTTACTGGTTCATTTGAATTATTTGATGTTACATTATATGATATTTTTGAATTAAAATATAAAGGTCCTAATAATTGAATGTCCAGAATATCAATTATATTTGTTTTTGCTATAATATTAATAGTATTAGTTGCAGTTTCTAAAAATTTATTGGTTTCTGTTAATATGGCTTTTAATGTACATTTACCAGGTTTATAAGGATAAAATAATCCATCTTTTACATAACCATTTGTAAATTCATAATTTATATATGCATTATCTTTAACATTAGTAACAAATATTTTATAACCTACATCTGGTTTTATAACTATTTCGTTATTTATATTTAATTGTTGTAAAACAACTGATTGATATTTTTTATTAACAATTATATCAAAAGTTTTAGTTATTGGTTCATATATTTGATTTCCTTTAATATATGCAGATATTTTAGAAACACCTCCCGATATACCATACAATCTATTATTGACTACATAAGTATTATTATCTTCATTAAAAAATAATATATTATTTGTAGTTGAACCACCTGATGCTTTCAAATCTATAAATGAATCAATAATAACATCTGTATTATCTATTTGAATATTATTTTGAATATTTCTAACTACAATTATATCAAAAATAAATTCAGTTGCTAAATAATTATTTGTTTCATTTGATATTGCTTTTATTGTACATTTACCTTGATTTACAGCATATATTCCATTATTTATTATACAAACATCATCTGAATATTCACCGGTTGGATTGTTTGATAAAATATTGTATGTTATTCTACTATTTTCAAATAAATTATTTGGTTTTATTTTTAATTTTTCTGCGGTATTAACAAAATATTTATTATCAATATTAAATATGAAATCTGGTTGTTTTATTTTATTTACTGTAATACTTATTTTTTTTGTTAATTCTTTAGTATCAGTTGTAGAAATTTTTGTTACATTTAAATAATAGTTACCAGCTTTTTTACCATAGATTATATTATTTTCTATATCAATGCCTTCTGTTTGACCTGTAATTTTATATTTGTTTGAATCAAAACTATTTTCTATTGTAATTTTACCTGATTTATTCAATTCAATTGTTGGTAATTTATCTATGAAAAATTGTGTTGGATCATTTAATATTACAGTAATATTTATTTCATTAGTTTCAGTTTCTAAATAATTATTTGTTTTATTTGTAATTGCTTTAACTGTACATGTACCAATATTTAATCCTACTAATTTATTATTTTGAATTATACAAACATCTTTTTGTGTTATATCAATAGGTTTATTTTTAATAATTATTAATTTATAATCTGCATTTTCCAAGATATTTTCTACTAACAATGAAATTTCTTTTTCTGGATTTATCATTATTTCATTAGTTTGATTTATATCTATTAATTTAATATTTGGTTGATTAACAGGAATTATATTGATATTTATTGATGATTTAATTGGTAAATATAAATCGTTACCTTCTTTTGTTACTTCAATAGTATATGTACCTACTTTATCTCCAATTATTGTATTATTTTCTATTATTAAGTTGGGACTAGTTGATTTTAATATAACTGGATTTTCAGTATTACCGCCTTTAATTGTTACATAACTTTTCTCTAAATATTTTAAATTAGTTGGATATTTAATATCAAGACTTTTTTGCTCTTTTTTTACAACTGTTATCTTAAGTCTATTTGATTTTGTTATTAAATAATTATTTGTTTCTGATGTTACTGCTGTTATATAGCATATTCCTTCACCTTTACTATAAAGGTATCCATTATTTATGTATATGTTATTTTTTTGATTTTCATATTCAATTGTATATGTTACTAATGGATCTTCAAATACATTTGTAATTAATAATTTAATTGGATTATCATAATCAACAAAAATATTATTTGTATTATTTATATTTAATAAGGTAAAACTAGGTTGTGGTATTTTTAATACTTCAATAAAAATATTTGTTTTTATAGATTCATACATATAATTACCTGGTTTTGCTGCTATGATTTGTGAAGTTCCAGAATTTAAACCTATTACTGTATTATTAATAATTTTAATATTATTATTACTAATTGTATATTTTGGATCATCAATAACACTTCCACCAAAAACATTAATTGTTGTACTTCCGTTAAAATAAAGTTTATTAGATAAATTAATATTAAATGTTGATTGTTCATTTTTATTTACAGTTATTGTTAATACATTAGATTTAGTTTCTAGATAATTCTCTGTTTCATTTGTAATAAAATAAATTTCAGCAGTACCTTCACTTAAAGCATATAAATCATTATTTATTACATTTATAATATTATAATTACTAACTTTAAAAAGTATATTTGAGTTTTCATTGACATTTGATATATTTAGTTTATATTTAATGCTTGGATTAACAAATATTATATTCTTATCATTAATATTGTTAATTTTTAATTCTGATTGATAAATTTTATTTACTTTAATCATAATTTCTTTTGATATATCATTATATAAATTATTTCCTTTTTTAGTAATTGTAAGTTTACATGTACCTGCTTTTTTACCTATTAACATATCATTTTCTACAATACAATTACTTCCATCTATATTGTAATCAAATTTATTTTCACTATTACCTCCTTCCGTATTTAATTTAAATGAATCATTATAATTAATTTCTTTAATAATATCAGTTATTATTTCATTTTGATTTTTCTTTACAACATTTATTTGAATATTTTGTGTTATTGTCTCAAGATAATTTGCTGTTTCATAAATTGTAGCATTTAATACAAAATAACCATTATTAACACCAAAAATTTTATTATTTATTAATTCACAACAATTATTAAAATTTGTAACTAAATTGTATTTTATATTTGGATTTTCAAAAATATTTGAAACTTTAATATTGTAACTATTATTATTATCTGCATAAATTGTATTATTTTTAATATTTAATATTTCAATAATTGGGGTTTGATTGATTTTTTGAACATTTATAATATAATCTTTTATTACTTTATCATAAATATTGTTACCAAATTTTTGAATGGTTAATTTAGATTTACCTGTTTTATTTCCATATATTTTATTGTTTTCAACAATACAATTTGAATTATTTGATGTTACAATAAAATTTGAATCAATACTTCCTCCTGATACATTTAATGTTATTAAAGATTTATAAAATAAAGGACCACTTTGTAATATTATAATATCATTTTGTTTACGTGGTATTATTGTTACAACTATTTGATTTGATTTAGTTGACATATAATTTAATGTTTCACTTGTTTCTACTTCTAATATTACGACACCAGGTAAAAGTGTTATTAATGTATTACCTGAAAAATAACATATATTTTTGTTTTCATTTGTTGAATAGATATTAACTATATTATATTTTATATGTGGATTTTCTTTTAACTCTTCTACTACTAAATTATATGTAGAACCTTGTACTATTTCATTATTATCGTTGATATTTAGTAATTTTATGTCTTGTAATGGTTTATAAACAGTTAATTTAAATTTCATTTTAATATCATTGTATACATTATTACCAGGTTTAAATAAAGTTATTGATCCTGTACCAGCTAAAATACCATATAAAATATTATCTTTGATTTGGAAATTATTTGACATTGGTCTTATTTGTATTGAACTATTTGTACTACCTCCAAATACAGATAATGTTATATATGAATCATAATATAAATTTTGGATATCACTAATTTCTAATGGTGATTGATTATTTTTAATACATGATAAATTAAAAACTGGTGATATTGTTTTATTATAATTGTTTGTTTCTGAAGAAACTGCTTGAATCAAACATGTTCCTAAATTTAAAGCAAATAAATTATTTTTATCAATTTTACAAACAGGACCACTATTTCCATTAGGACTACTTGATATTATTTCAAATGTTACTTTTGATAGTTCTTTAAAAGGTGTTGTATCAATTACATATGGATTTTGTAAATTAATAAAAATTTCTTGTGATAATTTTGTTATATTAAAATTAGGCTGATCTATTTTATTAATTTGTATTTTTATCATTTTTGATAATTCTTTAAATGTTGAAGTTGATCTTTTAATAACATTTATTTTTTGTTCTCCTGAAATTAATGGTATTAATACATTTTTATTAATATTAAATGCATCTAAATTTTCTGGTACTATATCATATTCATCTATATTATAATAACCATCATTTACTGTTATATTAAATGATGTATCATAATTTATTGATTTTAATGTATCAACAATAAAATCATTTGGATCATTTAATTTGATATGAATATCAATTATAGGTGTTTCTGTTTGTTTATAATTTGGTGTTTCAGAAATTATAGCTTTTATTTGACATAACCCTTCGTTTATTGCTGTTATTTGATTATCTACTAATTTTATTGTATTAGAAACTGTTTTATCAACTGGTTTATCATTAACAATTATATAATTTATTTTTGGATCTTCATTTATATTTTTAATACTTAAAATATGAGTTTTATTCATATCAATTC